TTGCTACTGTCGCTGCCTCTACTCCACTATTACTTAATGTTATAAAACCACTTGTGAAACAACTAATAAATAAGTTTACAAAAAAGAAAAAAGAGAAGTAAAATAATAAAACCCTATTCAACAAGGCAATGGATAGGGCGTCTAGGTAGACAAGTCAAAACCCGTGCTTGTCTACTGCTCTATTTTATGTTTGTGCGGTATAACTTGGTTTGGTGGGATAGTAACAACAATATCTTCACAGGTAACAGCACCAGGTGTATTAGGTTTAAACGTAGCTCCAAGTTTTGCTTGCTCTGAACAAATCTGAAGACGATATAGACTAACCTCCATCGCTAGTTTTTTATATAATAATTCTTGATTTTTTATATTTATTTCAGTTGCTTTATGGCAAAGTGCAGGTGATTTACCCAGTGGTATGTTTATCTGTGCAGAAATACCATAATTAAGGTTAAAGTTTTCTTTTTCAAATCTAGGTGTTTCCTGTACATATTTTATTTTGCCAGTATCCTCATCATATATATTTTGTCTAGTAACAGTTTCTCTAGGTAAAGAAAAAGAATGTGCATCTGTTACATAAGGAGTAATTGTAAGGCTAGGTGAAGCACAAACTATGCCTTGACTCATCCTGTAGCTCGGCATTGAGCTTGGCGTGATCATAGTCGCATTGTTATTTACTACGCCCTGTGCGTTACTGCTCGGAGATGCAACAGTTGTATTAGCCAAAACCTTTGCAGGGCAAAGGATTATAGCTATTGTCCAAAGGTAGTTGTAGTTTCTGTTGTAGTGCTTGTATTTATTGTTCTTGTTATTGTTGTTACTGTGTCTAGACCTGGTGTTATTAGTGTTTCTTGTAGAGAAAATGCACCTGCTGGATTTACGATTGTCCATCTTGGCACTGCTTCTAAGTTTGGTGAAGTCCAACTAAAATTTACGCCTCCAACTGTTTGTTCTGTAAGTGTTGTAGCTGTAGGGTTAATGTATTTATTTGTATCAGCAGTTTCAATATTATGTCCTGATGCAGAGTAGCTATATCCAGTTCTATACTGATGGCTTGTAATAGTTTCATTTATAACGGATTCAGTTGTGCTTGATGTACTGGAACTTCCACTACGAAATTGTGGCACAATAGGAACTGCAATTGTTCTTGCAGG